GTGGGAGGAAGTGCCGATGGTGTGGCGCATCGTGTACATGACGCGCGACCAACTGGTGAAGCGTTTTGGCGACAAGAAGGGCAAGGAAGTCGCGCTTGACTACGTTCCGGCGCAGCACGCGCAGGGGCAGCAGTCGGCCGGACAGACGGATCAGCCGAAAAATCAGGTTTTCAAGCAGGCGCGGGTTTACGAGGTGTGGGACAAGCGCACATCCACCGTGACGTGGATTTCCAAGTCGTACAAGACGCCGCTGGACAAGAAAAACGACCCGATGCGGTTCCCCGGTTTCTTTCCGTGCCCGAAACCGATGTTTGCGACGAACACCACCGGCAATCTGGAGCCGGTGCCGGATTACGTCGAGTATCAGGATCAAGCCAACGAGATTGACGACCTCACCAAGCGGCTCTACCACCTCACCAAAGCGTTGAAGGTGGTCGGCGTCTACGATTCCGGCGAAGCGGGCGTGCAGCGCATGCTCACCGAGGGTGTGGAGAACCAACTCATACCGGTGGACACGTGGGCCGCGTTCGCCGAGAAGGGCGGCATCAAGGGCGTGGTCGATTTCATGCCGATCGACAAGGTGATGGAGGTGATTCAGCAGTTGACGCAGGCCCGTGCATCGCTGATACAGGACATCTACCAGATCACCGGCATTTCCGACATCGTGCGGGGCGCATCCGACCCCGGCGACACCGCCACCGCGCAGCGCATCAAGGCGCAGTTCGCATCGGCGCGGTTGAACGACATGAAGTCGGAGATGGCGCGCTTCGTGGCCGATACGCTCGCGCTGGTGGGGCACGTGATGCTCGAATTCTTCAAGGATGAAACGCTGATTGCGCAGTCCGCTATCATGCAGACCCCGGACGGACAGAAAGCCATCGCCGACGCGCAGAAGGCGATGCAGCAGCAGCAGCAGCAGCAGCAGCAGCAACCACCTTCGGCGGGGCCACCCGGCGCTAGTCCCAACGGGCCGCCGTCCCCCGGTGGACAACCCAGCGGGCCTCCCCCCGGAATGGCCCCGCCACCCCCTAACGCGCCACCGCCCCCGATGGGAGGCATGCAATGACACCCGGCCGTCCCAACGGTGGCGCACCGTCGATGGCGCCGAACTTCCGTCCGGTGCCGCTCCAACCGAACCTGCCGTTGCCGGGACAGATGCCGGGGCCGATGGCTTTGCCGCCGGGCATGGGCTTGCCGCCCGATCCAGCGGCACAGATGGCGGCGATGCCGCCAATTCCACCCGGCAGCGTCATCGCTGCGGCGCTGAAACTGCTGCGGCAGGGTCGGCTGTTCGATTTTCGCGTCGAGGTCAGCGCGGACACGCTGATCGAACCCGATCTGGAAGCGGAGCGCGACGCGCGCAACCAGTTCATCCAGAACACGACGCAGTTCCTGCAAAGCGCGTTGCCTGCCGTGCAAAGCATGCCGCAGATCACGCCGCTGATCCAAGGGCTGCTGATGTTCGGCGTCCGTTCGTTCCAGAGCGGCCGCGACTTGGAAGGCATCATCGAATCGTCGTTGCAGGCGGTCGCATCGGCGCCGCCGAAGGAGCCGCCGCCCGATCCGAAGGTGGAGGCGATCAAGGCCAAGACGCAGAGCGACATGCAGATTGCCCAGCAGAAGGCGCAGATGGAGCAGCAGTCGCAGCAAGCCGAGTTGCAAGTCATGCAGCAGAAGGCCAAGGCCGAAATCGACGCCATGCTGCAAAAGGCGCAGATGGAGATACAGGCCATGATGCAGAAGGCGCAGGCCGAAATTCAGATCATGCGCGAGAAGGGCCAAGCCGACGTGCAGGTGAAGCGCGAAACTGCGCAGGTGCAGGCGCAGACCGCGTTGCAGGATTCAGCGGTCAACGCGCAGGCCAACCAGATGTCGCATGAGCAGGCGCTGATGCACGATCACCAGCAGCACGTGCAGCGGTTGCAGCAGGAGCAGGTGGCGAGCGAAGCGAATGCGGCGCATGAGCAGGGTGAGCCGCGCGCCGAGCGCAAGGGCGAAGGTGAATAATGGGCCGGCGAACGTTCCGCTACAGCAAGGAGTTGGGCAAGATGCTGGAAGTAACGGACGAACTGTCTGTCCGTTCGCATTTCGTGGTCGGCGAAATTGAGCCATTCATCTCGGTACGAGATGGCACGCTCATACGTTCTCGCACCGACATGAACGAGTACATGAAACGACATGACCTCGTTCATTTCGACCCGTCCAACAAGGCGGTGAGCGACCGGTACGAGGAAGGGCGGCAGCAGCGTGCGATGCGCGAGCAGTTGTGGGAAGGCGTGTCGCGCACGTTCAGCATGGGCAACAAGCCTCGGAGATAGCGATGGCCGTCACACTTGCCAACGACAGCGGCGTACCGAGCGCAGCGGAGCAGCTTTACGCTGACCCGACCGGCTACGGCAAGCAGTTGCTCATGGGCTTGTTGAAGGGCATGGGCAAGAACGTCGTCGGCACGGCAGGCAACATCGGCGACGCAGCGGTGCGCTCCAATCCGGTTGGTGCGGTAGCGAACATGCTGCGTCCGAACCCGGTGTCGCGCGGACTCGCACCGGCGCAGGAGGCGCTGTCCACGCCCTCCGGCACGCCCGGCAGCGATACGGCGGCGATCGGCGAATTCCTCGGCCCGCCGATGACCAAGGCGGCGAAGATGACCGGCGCCGTGGGCGCGATGTTCGGCGGCGTGCCGATGATGGACGCAGGGCGCCGCGCGCTCTACGAGAAATTGCTCTCCGGCAACGCGCCGCGCGAGGAAATCTGGAAGCAGGTGCAGGCATGGCTGCCGCAATGGGAGAAGGCCGACAAGCGCATCGGCAAGACGGCGAACACGCCGTACGTGCATCTGCCCACAGAAGGCAGCACGGTCAACATTCCACGAACGGAAATGACCGGACAGATGCAGGACTTCCTGCAATCGCCGGAACTCGCCAAGTCGCCGGGCTTCATGCAGCAGAACGTGCAGCTATACAAAGCCGGGCCGAACGAAGGCGGCTGGCGCCAGCGCGGCGCGGGCAACATCGGCGTCAACCTTGCATCGGGCTTCGGCATGACGCCGGAGAACACGCTGCTGCACGAAGGCCAGCACGGCTTGCAGGAAGCGTCCGGCCACGTGGGCGGCGGCGGGCACGACGTTGCGCAGGAAATCCTCACCGGTTCGATGGGCGACTTGCAGAGCCACCTCAAGGCGTTGCAGCAGGCGGCCGATCTGCGTTCGATGGCCGAGAAAACCGGCATGGTGTCGAAGCAGGCGGTGGAGCGCGGCGCCGGGCAGGTGTTCAATCCGCAGCAGGTGGTTCCGGCGTTCCGTACGTTGCAGCGTACGTCGCCGAGTGAAACGGCTGTTAAACTGGCCCAGCGCGCCGTGAATGACCCGGAACGGCTGAACCAGCACATCACGGACGTACAAGGACGGATCAACCTGCTGCAAGCCACGCCGCACGACACCTACGAGTCGATCGGCGGCGAGATGGGCGCGCGGCTGGGGCCAAAATACTTCGGCAAGTCGCTAGCCGAGGTGAAGCAGATGTTCCCGTGGCTGGAGTTGGATCGGCCCGAATCGGTTGGCTTCAATCCCGAATTGTACAAAGGAATCAAGGACATCGGTTTTACAGGAAGGTAAGCCATGAACCCGGAAGATCAAGGAAACGAACCACCAAGCCTGTCGCAGACGCTCGAAAGCGCGCTCGACAAGTTCAACCCCGAACCCACGCCCCCTGCTGGCGGGACAACCGGCAGCGGGACGGATGCGGCGGCGCCCCCTTCCTCGCGGTCGCCCCAACCTACCAAGGAAGCCCCGGCAGCAGGGGAAACGGGGCCACAGCGCGACGCACAGGGCCGCTTCATACCGAAGGGCCAACCTGATCCCAACGCGGCTCCTGCGCCCGCTGCGGGGGCCGCCGCGCAACCGGCTCCCGCAGCGGGCGCGGCTGCGCCTGATCCGCTCGCCGCCGCCCCGGCCTCATGGCCGAAGGAAATGGCGCCGACGTGGGACAAGGTGCCGGGCGAGGTGCGCGGCTACCTGCATCAGCGCGAGGCCGAGTTGCAGCGCGGGTTTCAGTCGGTGGCCGCGCGCGGCAACATCGCCGAGGCCATCCTTGGCGAGTTCGTGCCCTATGCGGAAGCGTTGCAGCAGGAGAACGCGACGCCGATGGCTGCCATCCGTGCGCTGCTGCAAACGGCGAACGCGCTGCGCACCGGCGGCAACGAGTACAAAAAGGCCATCCTGCACTCGCTGGCGCAGCAGTACAACGTGGACTTCTCGAATGGTTTGCAGGTCGATCCGCGCATGGCGCAGGTTGAAGCGCAGAACATGCAGTTGCAGAACGAACGGATGTACGGCAACGCGTCGCAGATGCAGCAAGTGGCGAAGCAGGTGGAGAATTATTTTTATCAATTCGCTCAAGACCCTGCGAACGAATTTTTCCCGCACGTGCGCGGCATCATGGGCAACCTGATCGGCACCGGCGTTGCGAACGATTTGCAGGCCGCGTACCAGATGGCGCTGGGCATGCACCCGGAGGTGCGGAACGAACTGTTCAAGCGCCAAGCCGCTGCGAACGCGAACGAGCAGCGCCGCAATGACGCCGCCGGTATGTCCGTCACCGGCTCGCCGGGCGGGCGCAGCGCGGCCTCCGCTGCGGATTCGGCGAAGGATTTGCGCGGGTTCATCGAAGCTGCTTTCGACGGCAGCGGCGGGAGGGCTTGACGGACGAACGTGTAAGGGTTTCAATGCGGGCTGTAAGCGCCTGATTCCGCACGAACCGGACGAACGTCCGGCCATCCTCTGCGGCGCAATCCTTGTGATCCAGCGACCTTGGCGCGGTTGAACTGGTTTTCCATCCATCACAAGGAGACATCATGTCTTTCGCCAACCCCGCAATCAGCGATGTCGTCGCCACGACGATCCAATCGCGTACGGGCATCGTCGCGGACAACGTGACGAAGAACAACGCGCTGCTCACGCGCCTCAAGGAGCAGGGCAACATCAAGCCGTTCGGTGGCGGCAACGTCATCATGCAGGAACTGTCGTTCCAGCAGAACGCGAATGCGGGCTGGTACAGCGGCTATCAGGCGCTGCCGATCGGCGCGCAGGACGTGATTTCAGCCGCGCAGTACGACATCAAGCAGGCGGCGGTCGCCGTCACGATGTCCGGCCTCGAAATGCTGCAAAACTCCAGCAAGGAACAGATCATCGACTTGATGGAAGCGCGCATCAAGGTCGCCGAGTCCACGATGGCGAACCTCGTCGCGGCCGGGCTGTACAGCGACGGCACAGCGGACGGCGGCAAGCAGATCACGGGTCTGCTGGTCGCGGTGGCGAAGGTGCCGACCTCCGGCGTGTACGGCGGCATCGACCGCAACACGTGGACGTTCTGGCAGAACCAGACCGCCATCAGCGCCGGTGCGACGGCAGCGAACATCCAGCAACGGATGAACGGCCTGTACGCGAAGTGCGTGCGCGGTTCGGATCACCCCGACCTGATTATGATGGACAACGCGTACTGGGCGCTGTTCATGCAATCGCTGCAAACGATCCAGCGTTTCAACGAAAGCAAGATGGCGAACCTCGGGTTCCCGTCCATCCAGTACATGAACGCCGACGTGTGTCTCGACGGCGGTATCGGCGGCTTCGCGCCGGTCAGCACGGCGTACTTCCTCAACACGAAGTACATCTTCCTGCGCCCGCACCGCGACCGCAATTTCGTCGCTCTCGACCCCAGCAAGCGTTACAGCGTGAACCAAGACGCCGTGGTGCAACTGCTCGCGTGGGCCGGGAACCTCACGATGTCCGGCGCGCAGTTCCAAGGCGTGATGGCCGACGCCTAACAGGAGACACACATGACGCAAGCAACTGTTGTCACCCCGACCATTGGCGCCACGACGCTGCAAGCGTGGAAGCCACCGCTCGGAGTCACGCCCGGCGTGGCGGGAGATGCCACGGCGCCGTTCGCAATCGGCACGACGCTCACCGGCATCGCGCCGAAGGGCATCGTGGTGTTCTGCCGCGTCGGCGCCACCGGCATCGCCGTCGGTGCCACGGCGGGCATCACCAACGGAGTCACCGTCGCTGCGGCAGCGGGGAACACGTACACGAACGATACGGGGGTTGCCCTCGTCACCGGCGATTACGCGTTCCTGACGGCTGCTGCGGCACTCACGCCGTAACCGGGAGCAATCACATGAGCGACCAACTTCCACCCATCACCGAAGCCGAACGCGAGTGGCACCGGAAGCGCGCGTACGAGGCGTCCCTCACCGTCGAGAACGCCAAGGCCGAGTCCAAGGAACGCGAGCCGACCGACGCCGAACGCAAGCAGTATCAGGCGTATCTGGCCGCTGGCGGCCCCGCTGGCGAACCCGAATCGCTCGACCGCGCCGGTATCGGGCGCGTGGAAGCGAGCGATGCGGAAGCACAAGGCAAGGCTGCACGCACCAAGGCCGAGAAGCAGGCTGAAAAAGACGAAGCCGAAGCAGAGGAACGCGAGCGGCAACGTCAAGCGCAGGCGCATCACCGCGCGTAGACAGGCATCTCCTGCCTGAGTGGGGCGCAGCGTTCCAAAGGCGCTGCGCCCTTTTTACTGGAGGTACGATGACGACACGTGCAGGAGAGCGGGGTGGCATCGGCTTCACGGCGACGCGGCGCGTGGCATGCGTCGCTGCACCCGGCGTCGGCCCGTATGCGTACGTCGGCGGCCTCAAGTTCGATTCCACCGGCGCGCTCGTTACCGTGGGCAACAACGGCATCGCACCGGCGGCGGTGGCGAACAACTGGCCGCTGGACGCCAACGGCGCGCTCAAGATTTTCGTGCAGGACACGGCGCTGCCCGCGCATGCGAGCCAAGCCGGATTTGCGCGGGCGAACGGCGTGACGCAGGACATCTACTGCACCACGATCGTCGCCATTGATAGTTGGACGCAAGGGGTGCCATTCGGCGCCACGGAGGCTCTGTGCATCGGATTCGGGCCGCCGGTTTAATCACAGGAGGAAGGGAATGACCATGCAACTCAGCAACTTCGACATCCCGCCGGGTTCCATCCCCGGCATGCCCATGCCGGACGGACGAATGCACCAGCCGGAGGAACCGATGGCGCCCGGCGACGAACGTCTGTTCGTCCAGTTCTACATGGGCGCGGTGAAGGACGATGAGGCTTCGGCCGCCGCCGGGCATCCGGTGTTCCGCTCCACGCCGTTCGTGAAGATCATGGTGCCGGGCGACAAGAACACGGTCATCGACACCTTCGCCGATGAGCAGTACCAGCGCCGTTTCTCGAAGCTGTGGAACGCGTTTACGGCGAACGAGAAGCAGGAACTGGTCGGCTTCCCGATCAAGGAATGGCCCGCCATCACCCGCGCGCAGGCCGAGGAACTGATGTACCTCAACATCCGCACGGTGGAGCAGCTTGCGAGCCTCGCTGACGTGTACGGCTCGCGCATCATGGGGTTCAACGACCTCAAGCGGAAGGCCGAGGCGTTCCTCGCCAACGCGAAGGATGCGGCGTTCGCCGAGAAGTTGAGTACGGAGAACTCGGCGTTGAAGGCGATGATCGACGCGCAGGCCGAGGAAATCAAGAAATTGTCGGCGAAGTTCGAGGCATCGCAAACCAAGAAGGGCTGACATGTCCAACGGCACCGCGCTGTACGTGATCCAGACCGCTGCAACCGAGATGGGTGTGCAAGCGCCCACCGGCGTCAACCTGCCTGATTTGCAGACGCAGCAGTTGAAGTCGCTGTACAACCTCACCGGGCAGATGCTGGTGAAGCGGCGCGTGTGGCGCCAGATGTTCGCCGAAAACAACTTCACCACGGAGGACGGGCTGGCGGCGTATCCGCTGCCCGCCGATTTCCAGCGTCCCATTTCGCAGACGGAGTGGGATCGCAAGAACCTCTGGCCCATGATCGGGCCGGAGACTCCGCAGCAATGGCAATGGCTGAAATCGGGCATCCTCTCCACCGGGCCGCGCGAGCGGTTCCGGCTGGTGGGGGATACGATGGAGATTTGGCCCACGCCTTCCAGCGACCCGGCGAGCGGTGGTATCGCGGCCGGACTCACGCTGTCGTACTTCTACATCAGCAAGTGGTGGGTGATCGCTGCGGATGGCACGACGCGCAAGGCCGCAGCGGACAAGGACGACGATTCGTGCGTGTTCGATGACCGCTTGATGATTAGCGCGGTGAAGCTGCGCTTTTATCAAGCAAAAGGCTTTGACACCACCGCGTTCGCGGCCGACTTCCAGAACAACCTTGACGACGCCATCGCGCAGGACAGCGGTGCGCCGATCCTGTCGATGAGCCGCGAGCCGCAGTTCCCGCTCATCACGATCTACAACATCCCCGATGGCGGGTGGGCTACGGGCCAATAATGCCGCGCTCGTCATCCCTTGCTGTTGCGAACAAGCGCGTTTCGGAAACGACCACGCTGCCCGCCCCCACGGGAGGGCTGAACGCGCGCGACTCTCTCGCCATGATGCAGCCGGATCAGGCGGTGGAACTCATCAACCTGTACCCGAAGCAGTACGGGTGCCAAGTGCGCAAGGGGTGGAAGCAGCACGTCACCGGCATTGGCGGCGTCACGCCGAAGCCGGTCGAAACGCTGATGAACTACGCGGCGAAGGACAGCAGCGAAAAGCTGTTTGCCGTTGCGGACGGCAAGTTCTACGACGTGACCAACCCCGGCCCGGTTGGCGCGGCGGTGCTTACCGGGATGACGAATTCGCGTTGGCAGCACACGATGATGGCAAACCAGTTCGGCAACTATATCTCTGCCGTGAATGGTGCCGACACGCCGAAGTTTTACAACGGCACCGCATGGGCCGACCACACGTTCACCGTCACCGGCTCGCCGACGCTGACGATGAGCAACCTCATCAACGTCGCGCACGTCCATCGCCGCCTCTGGTACGTCGAGAAGAACACCGGTAACGCGTGGTATCTGCCGGTGGATCAGATCAACGGACAACTGACGTGGTTCGGCGTGGGCGAGGTATTCCCGAATGGCGGCTATCTCGTTGCGATCGAAGGCTGGTCAACGGACAGCGGCGACGGGATGAACGAATGGACGGTGTTCATCGGTTCGCAGGGCGACGTGGCCGTGTTCGAGGGCTTCGATCCGTCCTCGTCCGGTGCCTTCAACTTGAAAGGCGTCTACAAGAT